CGATACGAGAACTCACTGTCTGACGGGCTGCGGCCTCTTCCATGTAACGTGCAAGGCCGGGATTGGTGAACGGTTGACCCGGAATAAGCGCCAGCTTGGAGATGGTCATCGCCACCAGCGGATCAATCCAGATATTGTAAAGGTCGTCATCAAGCGTCGTTGCCGTGATTTTCGGCCGCAGAGCGACGTTGACAACGGTTGCGTAAGCTTTGTCAGGCGTGGGCGTCAGCCTGAGCGTAAGCAACGAGTCCGTGCGGTCAGTGTAGAACCCACGGGGGAGGGAATTGGTCTGAGGAACAGTACGAACAGCCTCAACTGGGACACCCTGCAACGAGTAGATGTCATCGAGGATGACACTGAACACACGGCAGATGTCGTGCTGATTCGTCGGGGGATCTAGGTCGTACTGAAAGACGTTCGCGACCGTGTTGAACGGGTCAAGGTCCTGTCGGAGAACCTGTGCAGCTTCACAAAACTCGATCGCAGCATTCCGTAGCGCTTGCTCAGCAAGCGGCTCCGAGCAGCCCGGTAGGTACGGCAGGATACGCGGAAAGAATGCGCTCAGAGCTTTCATGGCGTCCCTTGGGGTTGGAGCCCCAGTGCGGGCTCAGACACAGCCACTTGTGATTCTACCAGCATGCTTTTGGTTTTGCGAGGTTTCTGTGCCAACACGTTCGAAAGTTCGGCTTCCGCAGCACGTCCTGCTTCCGTCAATACCCATTCTGAGCCTTCGACAACAGCCAGAACGGTGTACACCCCATCGATGATGGCGGTTGCTTTGTTGGCGAGGATCTCGCCTTTGGTGTGGGCCAGAATATCGTCAAGAGTCATGAAGTGCTCCGAATAAAGTGGAGGGGTGTTACCCCCTCCACTCGCCTATTACGCAGGCGTTGCGACAGCGCCAAGAATGGCGATCCAAGTCAGACCATCGGTACCGATTTGAACACAATCCACCACCTGCTGCTGACCGACGACGAGCGGGGTGTTGGCCGCTGCGCCATTGATCGTGCCGCCCGTGTTGGGGTACAGCTTGATGTCCTGCGCCGAATCGAGGTTGGCAATCGTCACACGATCACCTTGACCACGGCCCGAGGGCAGGATAACGCCGTCGTTGTCAGTGCCAACAACGGTGACGGTGTTGATAGCGCCGGTCAGAGCCGTCGCACCCGCAGCCGTCTGGGTGGTACCAGCCGTAAGGCCAGTGGTTACGCCGCCAACCATGCGGCCATAGGAAGTCACGCTGGGCATATCAATCTCCTAGATAAGCCGGGGGCCGAAGCCCCCGTGATCACGATCAGGTCGCCGAACCAACTTGAGCCAGAACCAGAGCCTGCGGCTTGACAGTCTTGCGACCATACACCGCCAGACCCCGGACGATATCGCCGAAGTCGGTCTGGTTACGCAGGGGCTCAGTCTTGTTCACGGTCATCGCAAACGAAACCGCAGCCTTGGTACCGGCCATCATCACACGACGTGCCTTAGCGCTACCAACCGACGCACCGGTGGCCGTATCCGAAAGGCCGGGAACCAGCGCCTTACCAGCAGCGCCACGCGGGAGCAGGTTCGACACATAGACCGTGAAGCGGTCGATCATACCGATCTTGCCAGTACGGATCGTGCTCGACGAGTCACCAGTGAAGTAGGCTTGCGCAAGGTTCGACTGCATCAGGAGATGGCGGTCAAACGGACTCAAAACCAGCCAACGGCCGTCTTCCGGCACGTTCTGCTCGTCCAGAACCGTCGACATACGCAGGATTGCCTTCAGGACGTTCTCGGGCGTTGCCTGATCGATCGGAGTGGTGTCCGTACCGAGGTTATAGGCAGCGGAGATCGCGCCAGCCGACGCACCCTTGTTCGCAGCATCCGGGCCTTCGGTGACGAAGGAGTTGAAGAAGACCTCGTTCTCGATCTGGATCTTCAACTGCTTGGCCGCGTCTTCGGTGAACATGTTCATGAGGTTCATGTCCGACTGATACGCCAGAACATCGTTGACCTGAACACCGAAATACTTGCCCTTGTTGACTTGCATGTCCTGATAAATCGGGGTCGGAACCTCGTAGTTCAGGTTCATACCAGCCGTGTAATCAGAAATGCTGATCGTCGGGGCGAGACGGATGCGGATGGTGTCGCCTTGGTTCTTAAGCTCACCCTCATAGTCCGTGTTGGCAATCTCGGACAGCATGGTGTTCTGGTAGAACTTGGCAAGCAGTTTGCCCGACCACAGGGTCGGGATAAACGCGCCTGAATACGAGGTGCTCGTATCAAACGGCGCTTGTACCGGGTAAACAGCGGGCATTTTAAGCTCCTAAACAGGTTTGGTTAAACCGATTCAGCTTAGGCGGTCACCCGACCGTCCATATACGCTGCATCGATCTCAGCTTCAAGTTTACGTGCCTCGTCCAACTTGCCCTTGGCCCCGAAATCAGCCGCTTGCTTGAACAGACGCTCAATGTCACGACTTGAGTACGTCTTGCCCTGCGGAGCAGGCTGGCCAGTGCCAGAACCCGTTCGACGAGGTTGGACCTGTTTGCTCAGTTCTTCAACTTTGGATTTCGGCGGCTCTACGGGTGCAATGCTCTTTTTGAACATGACCACATAGTCTGCTACCGCATCAGCATCGCCACGGTTGAACGCATCCTGTGCGACAAGTTTCCGAGGTCCGCGCAGAATCGGATCGTACTCGTTGAGCCACTCGACCCACTTGGGATCGACGTTGACCGCATCGAAATCCGGCACCAAACGGTGCAATTTCTGCTCGAACGACGCTTCGACCATCTTAGAGCCCGTTGACTGGAGCTGCTCGCGCAGCTTGTCATTGTCGGCTTTCAGGGCGTCGATCTCAGAGCGGAACTCCATCGCTACTTCGCGTGCAACCTTGCGTTGTACCTCAATCAAATCCTCACCGAATGTCTGAACATCAGCATCCGTTACCAGCTTGGTCGGCTTATCAGGCTCTTTCGGCGTAGGCTTCTCAACCGCGCTCTGAAGACGATTCATTTGCGCTGTGAGTTCTTTCACCTGAGCATGGAGACGGGGAACTTCTGCATCGTACATACCCTTGAGGGTCTTGTACTTCTGCTGCCACGTATCCTCTGGTACAGCCGGTTCTGCTGATGTATCTGGCTTCGCTTCAACAGGCGGGGCTTCAGCGACCGTCTGAGTATCCTGCTCTGCTTGCGCTTGCGTATCGCCCTCAGATGCCTCTTGCGGAGGTTGATCTTTCGGGGTCTTCGCAGCCTCAAGCTGCTTCTCAATCTCTTCGAGTTGCTTCAGTTGTTCTTCGACCTGTTTCGGGAGAGCCATACGTTTTCCTTTCGCTCCAACTCTGTTTTCAAGCTCCGGCTGTCCGGTCTGCTGTCAACATAATGGTTTGCTACGGATGCGGCTACTTGAGCCGCGTTAAGATCTCGGGCGATTTTTCAATCGCGTCGAGGAAATCAAGAATCAATTTAGCCTGCCCCTGAAGCTGAGCGATACGTGCTGGTTGTTCTGCCTCGATCAATCGCGATTTGATCTCTAACAAAACAGTGCGAAACAAATCCAACAACGCCTCGTTCTCCGGCAGCTTGCAGCGCATAAGCGCTTGCATGTGCTTCCGTTCAGGTTTGGACCCTATAAAATGACTCATATACCTGTTTATAGCACTGACGCCCAAATGGCGTCAAGCTAGAAATTGAAGTTTGTACAAAGCCTTGTTCATGATCGCAATCAGTTCGTCGAACTGATTCTGAATCTCTTTATAGCTTGTGATGATTTCGCGGTTCTCGTCCAGAAAGCGCCGCATCGTCTTAATCATGACGACAGGATCGGCTTCTTTGTGAAACGACATCTCGGGAATAAGGATCAACCCCTCACGCCCTTGATAACACTCCACAAGCTCATCAAGCTTGTGCGCGAAGTTCTCATAGAACTCACTGAGGGCTTGGTGTTGAGCAAAGCTACGAGTTCTCCAGTGCTGTTGCTGAGCATTCGTAATGGCGTGCTGCGCCATCGCAACGAAGCCCTCAAACGTGGCAGTTGCCGTGATGCCTTTCATATCAGACTCCGTTTGGTCTTGCTGAGACAAAGTTCGATTCACGCCCGCCTACCTGCGAACCATCGGGGAGCATGTTCTTCGGACGCACTGGTCCCTGCTGTGGCGCAGCGCCGGGTTGCTGCATCTCACCCATGAGCATAGTAAGTTGCTGCTGTAGCTGAGTGATGATCTGCTGCTGTTGCTGTATGACGTTCAGTTGCGAGCGCTCCGGCACGATACGATCGACGTTGCCGCTCAAGTTGCGAGCCGAGTCACGCAGAAGCTCGGCCGTTCCGGGCAACCCAACGATCTGCTGCGCCACAGGGCTATTCAGGATCAACTGCAAGAACTCGTTCTTGCGAATAGCCTCGGCTTCTTTCACAACCAGACTCGTCGCGCCCTTGGCCACGATGTCGACATCGCCGATCAGATCCGGGTCATCGCTATAGCGCAAGTTGTCTTGGTAGAGACGTTCAATCGCTGGGATGATGACGTTGTGGTCGATGTTGGTGATGACCTGCTTGATCCCTTTACCAGCATTGCTGATGAGCATCGACAGACCCGAGGACGTACGGCCTGCGCCGGGAGTCGTCTCACCTGTCATGTAACGCGGGATCATCGTGTCCTCGTCAGCACGCGCCGAGAACTTCTCGAACACACCCATCAACTCGTTGGCGTTGCTCTGCGGGCTGAAGAACTGAAGCGGCTGTGAGCCATCGTTGATCTCACTGCTCTGGAACTGCCAGATCTTCCACGGGTGCATATCCGTGAGATCCTCGCCCGGAGGCAAGCGGCTGATATTCACACCCACCTGCGGACCTGACGAGATGCCCATGTTGTTCGCAAGCGACCGCGCCGATGCGTTTACCATCGCCTGTGAGTCACGGCAAAGATCCGTCACACCCTTGCCCTCAACCGACCCGGGCAGGTTCTCGTACGACGTGAGGTAGTACGGCTTGCGCCCAAGCGGGTCATAGTTCAGAACCGCGCGAATAACCTGCGTGCCGATCAGCCACACCTCACACGGATAGCTCAGTGCAGGGTCAGGAATCTCTTTCTCAGTCAGGCCCCACTCCAACAGCAAGCTGCCCTTGACCGAGTCCCACATCTGAAGCGCATCGATCAAGTCGTCGCTGATGATCGCCTCGGTGACATACTTGCCTTCAGCCTGTGCTTTGGATGCATCGGTCCACAGCCACTGCTTCATACCCATCGACGAGAAGTCATTGAGCACCGTACGAATAGCATCGTCGTTGTAACCCGGCACACCTATGAGAGCCTGCAACTCATCAGCGGTCAGACGATGCCGCTCGATCACATAACCGTCGTTCAGTTCCCATGCCCACGGAGCCCAGTACAGGTAGAACGGATCAACACGCTCCCACTCGTTGCGAATCTTCTCAGTAGGTACGAGCTGTCCGTTCTGCCATTCCAGTGTCTTGCGCTTGCGCTTGATCGGACCTTTGATCACCGCGTATGGAAACGTGACGATGTCATCGAGGAACTCATTGAGTGCTTTCAACCACCCGCCCTCGACAAGCTGGTCCTCCATCTTGCGTTCCATGCGGTCAACACGGCGGTTAGCCTCTTCCTGCGCCTGCCGCATGGCCACGTCTTTCATCTGTGACGCGATCTCACGAAGCTGCTCCTCGGTCGGTGGTACACCGCCCTGCTCCATGTGCGTCATCAACTGCTGTGTCAACTGCTGCTGCAAACCCGCCATGATCTCCGGCGGCAGCGTGGGCTCGGGTGTTGCATCGAGCCCCCATGGTTTATCTGCACCGGTACCCAGCAGCGTATCTCGCAGCCAGCTTGTTGCTGCCCGACACTTGACCGAACTTAGCTGGATAAAGATCTCAGACCCACCCTGCTCCTTGATCTCAGCGAGCTTGTCGGGGTCGTACTCACCATTGCGCTGACGCAAGCATTTCAGCATGCGCTCTTCCAACTGCCGCTTGGCAATCCGTGCGCTCTCCCATCGTTGCTTGACGTGTGACGCGAGGCCCTGAATGACAGGCTGCGCCTGCATCTCGTCGTTGCGTTTGCGAGCCTCGTTCTCAAGATCCGTCGCACTGGCAACGGGTATGATCGCAAGTCCAAGTGCCATAGTCATATCCTCGCTACACCGGGACCGGGTCTATCCAATCCCTGCACCAACACGATGATAAACATCGCAGAGGCCTCATTGTTCTGTGATACACCAGCGGCTGTCGCCTCGATGTCTGTTTTCTCTGGTATTGCTAGCGGATACTCGAAGGTGTAGTCAGCAACCCCGTTGTTGACGGTGGTCACCGCCTCAGTGTGCCTCACTCCGTTCGGACCCGTGGACATCAGCCGCCCACGCACCGGTGACGACCCGCCCGACTGCCCTGCGGAGAACAACCCCTGCATCACATACCCTGTGTACCCTGCTGGGATCGTGTAGTGTGCGGTGATCGTCGTGTTGTAGTTGTACTTGATCAGGTTGTATACCGTCGCCGGAACCCCGGCGGTCACCACACCCGTGCCAAAGTAGATGTCACCCAGCGCACCGTTGCTCGACCCCGCAGTCATCACCCGACCCGACGTGATCCGTATGTACGACAGCGATGTCGTGACCGCAGTCTGTCCGTTGAGCGTGACAGTCTCACGGATCTCGTTGTAATTGCCGTCAAGCCCGCTGAGCAGCACCGTCCGTGCTCCAGTCCCTGCGGCCGTGTCGTTTGCGTTCGATGAGCTGACACTCAACTGTATCGCTGTCGACGGGTGCGTGAGCTTGCCAGTGTAGGGCCACACCGTCGCCTCGGTCGTATCCACGTCAAAGTTGTAGCCAAACACCACGATGGCCCGGTGCCCTGCAACCAAGCCCCGAGAAACCTGTAGCTCGAACGGCTCGTGCTTATCCTCAAACGTACTCGACGGGTAGAAAAACGACATGCGGCCTCCACGGGCGTTAGCGCATTGTACCCCGATCTGTCAAGTCTGCACAGTGTCAGGTGTAGGCGTACCGAACGCGACGAATCTCTTTGCGTGCAGGCTGTATCCCAAACCCGCGTATATTCATGTCAATCACCGCGCACCCATATTGCAGTGCATCATGCACGTGCGATGACTCGTTCTTATCCGGCCGATCCTCAACCTCGCCGTTCTTTTTCTGTTTGTACCGATACCCGGACCTGAACCCTTTTATCAACTGCTTGCACGTGGGTGACACGAGAAACATCGCTTTCCCGTCGATCTGCTGAGCCAGCAGACGCTCCACCGCTGCAATGCGTTTCTCCGGGTCGTTCGTCGGCGGTCTGACACACCGAAACCCAGCCTCTTTCAGCGCATCGACGAGCGTCATCTCGTTTAACTGCTGTTTCATAAACCCCGCTGGGTCCGGTGCCGCCACAAAGTCATACCCCGGATAGTGATTGGCTATGAACGGACTGAGTTCTGTCCTGATAAACGTCTCAATACCCATATTGACTGACGTCAACTCATCCAGCACCAACACTCGCCCGCGCGGATCCCGCTGCATAAACACCACCGCAGGTGTGCGCCCAAAGTCCACACCTAGTGTTATGGGATAACTCGGGCTATGTATGGCCTTGAGAGGCTCGTCGGACACGTGAAAATCCTGCACAAACGAACGCTGATACACCGGAGTACCCGACAGACTGCGCCCAAATTTGTTGTGGATATAGACGTCTACCCAATCCTCGGTCTTACCTTCCGCCAGTGTCTCGTAATAGCCTGCAATCAGATTCTCTTTCCAATCCGCTTCAGGAGAGAGCGCCGACGGCTGCATAAATATCTGCGCGGTCGATGGTGGGCTGGACATATACTCTTCCCAGAACGTATCCGAGTCAGGCGCGTTTGTCGCACCCCATATGTGATGGTTGGGATCCCCTGTGTCTGTCACACAGCCGCCATTGGCCACCGACGGATACCGCCCCACACGACCCTGCAATGCGTTGAAAATGTCTGGGTGAATCTCTCGATACTCGTCCAGCACACCGAACGAACACTCCAGAGACAGCAATCGCCTCACGTCATTCGCATCATCAAGGCCTCGGAACAGCACCTCGCACTCGACATCATCAAACCGCAAAAAGAAACGCTTGTCTGTGCGTGCGTAGTGACCCGCAGTACCCTCTGGAAACCACGTCATAAACGTCGGAATCGTCGCATCCGTCAGCATCTGGTTGGTATTTCGCACCACCACTGCACGTGAACGTCGCACACCGTCTCTACCTGCGCGCATCTGCTTCGCGTGGTAGGCAATTTTCATCATGGCTGCACTGGATTTACCACTCCCAACTGGGCCTGACACGAGCGAAATGAACGACTCAGACGTCAAAAAGCCAGCAAGCGACAGGGGTGGGGTGTAAATAACCGAGTGCGTCACGGAAAAGCTCAGGCGTAGATGTCGTCACCAGCGTATTCGTAATCCTCTGGCTCCTCAAACGCAATCTGAGGGGTTGGTGACGTGGTAAGTTGCTCGTCGACCGTCGTTACCTCGACGATTTCTGTGGTTTTTCCTTGGGCAATCTGGGCTGCACTCGGCAAATTGATCGTAATGCTGAATCCTGCACCCTGAGCAGCGGTACTGGTGTCTCGACGGGGC